TCATAGCAATTGCTGTTGTTCGTTTTCCTGTTTAATTCGCTCCGCACGCTTATGGGGGAGTTTCACATTCGGGGGTATCTTAGGCATGTGGCCTTCTAGGAGATCACCGATCAATGCGATCTGGACCCGCGGATAATCCGTATTCCAATACTCGGAGCGATAAAAGCCAGCCTGTGCGGCCTCTTTTTTCATGGGGCCGGTGGGAGGATGAATGGTCAGAAATAAACCCATCTGAGCCTTTTCCCTATCAATAACGCCTACCAAGTCACGGATATCTTTTACTGTAATGTTTTCTCCTCCCTTTACCTGGACGATGATTTTTTTTGTCTTTTCTGAAGGATCGTCCACGAAAAAGCCAATTCCATCAATTCCCCGGTCCGAGCCTTTTTTCTTTGGACCATTAACAGAGCGGGCATTTACAAGCATCAGCGCCCAGTGCTGGAATTCAAACGGGTCTTGCTTAAAGAGCGCTATCGCGCCCTGGATATCTTTGGGCAGGCCATGAATTGTATAAGAGACCGACCCGCCGAATGAATCTTGAATACGCCATTTCATCAAGTTGATGGCCAGATGGGTTATATCAATTCCTATCCAACGGCGTTTCAGTTTCTGGGCAGCGATAATGGTTGTACCACAACCACAGAATGGATCGAGAACCAAGTTACCATTATTACTGCTGGCCATGATAATACGCTCCAGAAGAGCAAGAGGCTTTTGTGTTTGATATCCAAGACGTTCTTTTGCTTGAGAGTTAATTGCAGGTATATCAGTCCATAGCTCATGAACGGCCTGTCCAGGGAGTTCATCCAAGAACCGTTTTAATCTGGGAATCTTACTACCTGTGTAAATTCTCCCCTCTGCTTCCAATTGAAGCATCTTTTCCTTGCTGAACCTCCAAGGTTTAGTAACACCATGAAATTCATAAACAGGTCCCCGACCGCCAGGAGGATTGAGATTGTCAAGACAATATCGCCTCCCATTGGTATCAATATGGTAAAACTTACTTGTAATATAGTGATCCGAAAATGGCACCTTTAACTGATTAAAAACAAATATATTATTTTTTGAATAATATAGAATCCTATCAGCTATCCTGCCAAAGCGTTTTGCATCTGCATGGAAATTGAAACGTTTCCAGATAATCTCATTCCGAAAATTCATAACTCCAAACACCGCATCCAACAGCATCTTAATGTAGTGGCTGGCTGTCGTGTCACAGTGCAGGTATAGACTTCCTGTTGGCTTCAACACGCGATGAATCTCCAGTATTCTCGGCGCCATCATAGCCAAGTAAGCCATCATATCACTCGTTTTAAGAAATGACCTAAAAGAACCCATCATTTCTATGAGGCGTGTGTTTCCTTTGTCGAGAACCTCTTGAAAATTTTTCTCTGCTTCCTCTCCCCACTTCCAGTAATCAGAAAAGGCCCGGATCTGGGCCGAAGAATCTGTACCGTTGGTTTCTTGAAAGAGAACATTGTAATCGCGTCGAGAATTGAAAGGTGGGTCTAAATAAACGAGATCCACGGATTCATCGGGAATATGCTTTCGGAGAACCTCCAGGTTGTCTCCGAAATACAAGGCGTTTGGCATGATCGATCACTCCTATTGTTGTGCCATACTTTTCTTGCGAAGCATCATTTCCTGCAGCCGCTCGAGTTCCTGGAGAATCTTGTTTACCAGGATGCGCATGTCCTCGTCCATGTATTCGATATAAGCGGTGCAGGAATAGTGATTCATGATGTTAACACGGAACTGATCCGCCTTGCCTCGGAAGTCGGTGCGGATCCCCAGGATGGGTTTGCCGATACCATAGGCGTAGCCCACCTCCCAGCTCGTCCCGGAGTCGGTGTCCGCCTGGTCCAGAACGGCCACCATGATGTCGCATTCCTTGATGGCGCTGATGTTCTTCTGGAAGATGTGTTTTGCATGGTTGTGGGCGCTGGAGATCTCCTGCGGCATGAGGATCTTAATCCCGCGGCGCCGGAGCATATCGGCCAGCGAGCGGTTCCAGGATCGCTCGGCCAAGGTAAAGAGTGGGGCAGACAAATAGATTTGCATGAATTCTTTTAAGATAGTTATAAATGAGTTAATTTATGGTATTGAGCAATGCATGTCATATTCACATCTTGGGGATGAATTCCGCCAGGAATAAAACCTTGTTTGAGACTAGCTTTATTTGTCATCAGAGATTGCAGCTTTATCTTATCTAATAAATTTATTGCTTGTTTCCTAGTTTTCAAGTTTCTCGAAAAGTATCTATTGCACCAATAGATTATGAAATCCGCTAGCTGGGTTATTCGATGCCAATTCTTCGGCACAATATTTATATCCATTTCGGCATCGATATCAGGAAATAATTCGCTAAAGATTTTTGGTGCGTAAGAAGTCAACTCTCGCAAGTATTCGTGAACCTTGCATCTTCGATTGGACTCAATTTTGGAAATTGTTGGGTTTTCTTCTACTATAATTCCTAATATGAAGCTTTTGCTCCGGATACCTTTAATCCATTCACCGAGAGCCCAGAGAAAAGAGTATCCTATTGGAATCATGGGATTATATTCAATATCTATGGTTTCCAGGCCTTTTCTTATTGCAGTGTTTTCCGAAACAACAGCAGTTCGACGAGTTTGAGATGAGCCTATCAGATCGGCTATCTCCTCAAATAATATAAGTATTTGAGGTCTTTTTAATCGGGTAAACGGGAAAGCCTTGGAATCTTTGTGATTTACAGTTTGAGTTCGCCATCGGATTTTATCTGGGGGAATATCCGGGAAATAAGAACATAACAGGTTTTCAAATTTACCACATAGTTCATTGGCAGGGTTAATCCCGCCACCAATAAAACAGTAACCTGATAATCCATCAATAACAGATTCATCTCCTCCAATGTATCCTGCACCGACACCCTCTATCTTATGCCCTGATGGAAAGACAAGAACTGATTTTTTTATTTCGTCAGTTCTTTTGGACATACAAGCTCCCATGAAAGATCCTCACTCAAACCTCCTCCACGCCCATTCCACCACGCCGATGATTTTGCTTTTCTTTTTGTCCGCGTAGATGGTTTGGTGGCGGCGGTTGGTCATCTCCAGGAGCGCTCGGCCAAGGTGAAAAGAGGCGATCATTTTATCAATCAGATAATTTATTAAGATCTACTTCAAATCCAGCAGCTTTCAAAGCTTTCGCAACGTGTAATTCCCAAGCCCCTTCTGTATCAAATCTTATATAAGTTAAGCCATGAATATCAGATGGGAGTTCTACCTCAGGTGAATATAATACGCAAACTCGATCTCTTCCGATACTACCAAAGAAGAAGCCTAATTCGAAGACTACATTTTGGCGTGCTCTTCGTTCCCATTTTGGTTCTGCTCTTTTATCTTTAGAATTGTTAAAAGCTTCACTTGAGCAGCCAATATCATCTGCAGTTAAATTCACCAATGCAAAGCCAACCTCTGATGCGTGTTTTTCAAACTTTTCAATTAAAGTTTTCCCTTCGTTTGGCTGCTCATGAAGAATAATAGGTTCAATATCTAATTTAGAAATTAATCTTGCCACCTCAGCTTTCTTACCGGTATCACTACCGTGAACAATAAAAACTTTTTTTAGCGAAATATGGCTTGATTGCGATACAATGAGGTTTTCTCTTTCAGTAGATGACATATAAATTTGTTCAATACAGCTATCTAGGATAATGAGCTTTTCTTTTAAAAAATTTTTATTGCGAGCACTTGTTTGCTCCGGAGTTTCTTCAGGTGATATTCCAGGAAATCCAACCCAAAGTGCATATTCTTTAGGACAGGCAGAATCGAATTTATTTATATTGTAATGTTGGTCTCCAAATGCTTTTTCAATAAAGCCCCTTGTTGTTAATTCCCATTGCTCAAAATCTTGATCGCTTAAATGCATTTGTTTTAAGAGCTTCTGCGCCTTTTCTTTTTGACTTCTTAACAATTGCGAGGCTCGCCCTCGGTCTTTTTCTATTAAAGTCGATGATTGGGATGTCCTTGTTTTTTCCATTATAATTTTCTCCAATAAAATAGAATCTTTAATTTAATTCACTCAAACCTCCTCCACGCCCATTCCACCACGCCGATGATTTTGCTTTTCTTTTTGTCCGCGTAGATGGTCTGGGCTAATCGGTTCTCAGGTTCCAGGACCCAGACATCGGGCATTTCGTTGAGGTACTTGATGGTGATCCCCTCGTCGGGGATCCGGACGGCGACGATCTTTCCCCGAAGCTCCGCGGGGTCGGTGCGGGTGTGGTTTATGGTTACGATATCGCCCTCCCTCAGCACCGGGGCCATCGAGTCACCCTTGATGCGGATGCTGCTGTAGACGCCGCCCGGTTTCACCCATGACTCGTAGATCACCGTATAGCTCTCGATGTCATTTTCGTTGATCTCACGGGGATCACCTCCCGCCACCCGGTCGGCCAGTAATTTGATAGGTACGTAGTTTTCCACGCGCTCGATTCGATGAAAGCTTTCCTTTTCTGCTTCGTCACGGGTTATGAGCCGAAGTTCAGGAGAAGGCGGGGTGGGGAGCCCATATTCAACACTTTTTGCTTCACTTATTGTTAATGGCTCACCATCACCTTCCAGCAACCAATTATAAGAGATCCCATAATTTCGGTATAATGACATTAAAGTCTCTGCAGAGGGCAAGCTTACATCATTCTCCAGAGCAGAAAGAGTGCTGTGAGCAATGTCAAGTTTTTCGGCCACTTCGATCAAAGTTAGGCCTTTTGCTTTTCTAAATGCTCTTAATCGAGAACCAAGAGTGGATAAATTATTTTCGGATATCTGTAATTTTTCTCTTGACATAATTTCAGAGTTCCGTCATTATATAAACATGAAAGATATTGACCTAATAGGGCCAAAAAAAATGAAACCTCAAAAACGCAAAGCACTACTTGTTGAGCTAGGAATTACTCAGGCCTCTATTGCATATGATTTGGGGATTAATCCATCGGTGGTATCCCGGGTGCTGGCGGGCAAGGCCACGTCCCGCCGCGTCCAGGAATATATAGCATGCAAGGTCAACATGTCTTACGAATTGTTATGGTAATTATAACAACGTTATATTTTTTTTGGACAATTGTCAATGTCGAATTTCGTTGACGATTCGAAACCCGGGATGACGGATTTCTTGGAAATTTTGCAGGAAGAGATCCACACCTGGATTTTCATCCAGCGCAGGGAGCGCAGGATCACCATGCAACAGGCATGGCAGGAGCTTAGCGATGCGCTGGGTGTCAGCGACCGCCAAGTCCAGAGATACTTCACCGGCGATACGCCCATACCTTCCGACAGAATTATTCCTTTCTGCAAATTAATCAAATCCAATCGTTTAGTTCACCATTTGAATTTTGAGTTGGGCATCGAGGCCTGCGATGCACCAGACATCGAGGGCATGGACACGGCGGACATCGCCGAGGCTCTGGTGCAGGCTGTTCAAAGATTCGGCCAGCAGGCAGGGGATCTCTCCAAATCTTTTCTCAGAGGGCCAAACGAAGCTGACATGCGCAAGATCAGGGCCGGGGGCCGACGGGCCAGAGCTGAGATCCTGGGCTGCGAAAAGCTTTATGAGGCCATGCTCCAGGATCGCCAGGCGGCGATGGAACAAAAAGCATTGCTACGCAAACGGAAAAGGGCGGAGCGAATCCGCAGGAGCCTGGAAGCCAAGGGACAGTTGAGCTTTTTAGATGGAGGTGAGGATGAAGAAGAATCGTAAAAAGACGGTGGAAGTACCGGTTTATCTGCCGGAGCTGGAGGCCAGGATCAACGCCCACTATCGGCAGAAGATGGAAGAGCTGACGGACAGGATGATTCTGGATATCCTGGCGCCTGAGAGCAAATTCATCACCATAGGGTTCTGGATTGCCGTGGCAGTGATGATCATTTTCGCCGCCTGGCAGTTCTGGTGGAGGGTGTGATGGCAAATACAGAATATACCATCGAAGTATTGGGAGACGGGCTGACCATTATTGAGTATGTCTGCGATAAAGGGCGACCGGTTACTCTAGCAGAGATGGTGAAAGAACTAAACATGACAAAAAATAAACTGTTTCGCATTCTCTGGACGTTGGAACAAAAGCGATATGTGATTAAGGAAGGGATTTCGTATGTACCAGGCCCCAAAAACGGTGAAAACTGGCTAGGGTTCAGACGCTGGCGACATCGATTCATTGACATGCAAAAGAAACGCATCGAAAAGGCGACGGCCGAACTGGAGGCAACCGCCATTTGAATAAGGTTGAAAATGTCCGCCGCGGCGGACATTTTTTAGGGATCGAGGATAATAATTATAATAATTTATCAAAATATTTTGTCCGCCGTGCGGAGGTTTTCATGAATAATTCAAAACAGGAAAGAATAGATGCGGCTATCGTGATGAAAGACAAGGAGGCCCTTGCAGAATTTTCAGATGAGGAAAAAAAGATTTTTCTCGGGTTAATGGCAGGACAGGCGCAAGCCTTTAATTTTAATAGAACATTCAACAGAGTAGCATTTTTAGTTGTCATGAAAAAGATTAGGCAGAGCGAAATTTATAAAAAACTGGAACCATACCATACATGGGAAAAATTCTGCCGTCTCGTGGGTGTGAGCCCCTCGAGCGTTTATGAAGAACTTCAAAATTTGGAAACATTCGGCGCCGAGTATTACCAGATAATGAAACGTATCGGCCTCGGCCGCAGCGACCTCCGGGCCATGCGGGCATTGCCCGAGGGGGCCATGCGATTCGACGGGGACGGGTTCGTGGAGATAGACGGCGAGAAATTCAAGCTTGAGCTGGACAATGCGGAGGCCATCAAGGAGGCCATCGAGGGAATCCAGGAGCGCGCCAGGGAGAAGGTGAAGGAAGCGGAGGCCGAGGCGCAGGAGGCGAGGGAGGACCTCAAGGCGGCGCGGCAGGTGATGGGAGAGAAGGAGATCGAGAACAGGAAGCTGAAAGAAAAAATCGAAGGGCCGAAATTTACCGGGCCGGAGGAGATGGTCAAGCATGTTGACATGATTTACAGAAACTTCGGGGGAGCACTGGCCCAACTCGAATCTTTTCCCCTGGATGAAGCCGTGGATCATTACAAGGTGTTGACCCGCCTCCGCTCGTTCCTTGAGCACATACTATGCGACCTGACCAATTATGTCTACGAGATGGATCAACACTACACGGGCCTCCGCCCGGACCCCATGATAGTGAACGAATATCGGGAGGAGATCATGCGCCTGGCCGATCATGCGGACGAGGAGCGGGAGGAGAGGAGAAAACTCAAGAAATTCAGCGAATACGCAAAGAAAGGGGAATAAGCAATGCACTGGCTCTGGCGATGCTGGCTATGGGGATGGGACCCGCCGGTGGACGGCGATTCCTTCAACGAATATCTCGATCTCATGTATGCGCACGTGAATAAAATTTTTGAGGATAATTTCACGATGTGCCGCAGGCCGTTCAAAATGCCCGTGAAAGCCAGGAGCAGTTCTCATGCCAGATCTCTGGTCACAACTCTTTCGTGATTTTACCACCGCGGCCTGGGGGGAGCGCTGGGACGTCCTGGAGCAATACGGCCGGATCACCGGCAAGTCCAGGAACACCCTGTTGCGCAGGCTCAAGCAGATGGGCTTTGATTCCGGCCGGGCGTGCAACGGCAACGGCGGAGACGATCATAGTCTCACCGATGACCAGGTCAACGAGATAGCCGCGATCATCCGAACCTCGAGATCAAAGAAGAATCGCATGGCGATGGATACGTTCACGGCCATGCTGGCGGCTTCCCATACAGGGGTCATCGACGCGGGGGCGGTCTCGGAGGGGACGGTGCGGCGGCTGATGCGGGAGCAGAAGGTCAGCAAGCGGCACCAGTTAGAGCCGACCCCGCACGTTGCCATGCGCAGCCTCCACCCAAACCACGTGCACCAGGTGGACGCCACGCACTGCGTCCAGTACTACCTGCAGGACAAGGGCCTTGAGATCCGGGACCCGGACCTGGAGCAGCTCTACAAGCCGGAAAAGATGCGCAAGATCAAGCGGCACCTGATACGGTACCTGCTGGTGGACCATTTCAGCGGTGCGTTTTACGTAAGATATTATTATTCCGCCGGCGAGAACTGGCACGATCTCTTCGATTTTCTCTTTTCCCGCGCCTGGCGCGAAAAGCCCGAATTCATCCGCGAGAAATACCCCTTCGCCCATGTCCCCCGCATGTTGATATGGGATGCGGGTTCGGCCAACTCGATAATAAACCGCATCCTTGACCGCCTGGAGGTGGAGCACAGGCCCCACCTGCCGGGCAATCCCCGGGTCAAGGGCGCGGTGGAGACCATGATGTGGATATGGGAGCAGAAGTTCGAGTCCCTGCTCCGCCTGGCGCCGGCCGCCAGCCTGGAGGATTTGAACCACAAGGCCCTGGACATGTGCGCATATATCAACGCCACGATGATACACACGCGCACGGGCATGACCAGGTCGGCCCTGTGGTCCAGCATCAAGGCCGAGGACATCAGGATTCTGCCGCCCCTGGAGGTCATCCAGTCCCTGGCCCACAGCAGGCCCGATAAACGTATCGTGGAGGGGAACCTGGTCATCCGGTACAACGGACTTTCCTATGATCTACGGCACGTACCGGGCATCGCCCGCGGCGACAGGGTGGAGGTGACCGTCAACCCGTACCGTCATCCGGACGTGACAATTGCTTACGAGGGCAGGAAGTATTCGGCCTCCGCGGTGCAGTTCCTCCCCGGGATCCAGGGCGGGTTCAGGGCCGATGCGGCCGTGTGGGGCCAGGAATACAAGTCGCAAAAAGACACACCTGCCATGAAGGCGGGCAAAGAAATGGATGCAGAAGCACGGCGCGATGCGCCCGAAAAGAAGACCGGATTACCGTTCCTGGGCGAGCTGCACAGGGAGCTGGAGCCGATCATGTTCATTGACCGCAGCAGCAGGGCCTCGGAGATCCCTCTGGCAGCGGACGTCCAGGCGCGGGACATCCCCCGGCTCAAGGCGGCAAAGTGGATACGGGAGGAACTGGGAGACGCCTGGCGGCCCTGGATGGCGCAGACGTTGAAGGAGGAGTACGGGGACACGGTGCCGGAAATGGAGATAGCCGCGATCATGGAGCGCTTGCAGGAAAAAGGAGAAAGGATCAAGGAGCAAGCATCAAGAAACGGGAGGTGAAAATGGGAAGAATCGCGGAACGCATGGAGGACAGGCCGATCCTGCTGCGCCGGATTTTGAAAGAGAACGGGATACAGCAGCAGGCCCTGTGCCGGGACCTGGGGATCAACATCACCACGTTCGCCTATACCCTGCGGAAAGGCTACGTGCCGGGTGTGAGCCCGGAGGCCCAGCGTGAGTATCGGTGCAGGATCGAGAAGTACCTGCGGGATCACGGGGTGGAAGAGTCCGTCGTGGGGCAAATGTGGCAGGAATCGTTTCACACGGTGATCCGCCGGAAACCCGCGGCCTGCAACCCGAAATTCATCGAAACGGTGGAGGTGGAAATGATTAATTCAGAGACACTCAGGCATTTCAGAATATTTCGGAACCCGTTCATCGGCGATGTGCAGAGCAAGAAGGACGTCTACCTGAGCCAGGAGCACCGCTACGTCAAGGAGGCCATGCTGGACGCGGCCCACAACGGCGGTTTCGTGGCGGTGATCGGCGAGGTCGGCTCGGGCAAGACCATCATCCGTGAGCTGGTATTCGAACAACTCCAGAGGGACGACCGGGTGATAATCATTTTTCCGCAGTCTTTTGACAAGAAGAGGCTCACGGCATACCACATCGCGGAAGCCATCATCCGCGACATCTCGGCCGACGGCCGCTCCCCCTCCAGCCAGGAGAAGCAGGCGGCCCGGGTGCGGCAGCTCCTGCTGGAGCGTTACAAGACCGGCAGGCGGTTCGTCCTGGTGCTGGAGGAGGCTCATGATCTGATGATCCACACGCTGAAATATCTGAAGCGGTTTCTGGAAATCAAGGACGGATTATCGCCGGTCATGGGGATCATTCTCATCGCACAACCCGAGCTGGAGCAGCGGCTTGACGAGCGGCGGTCCTATGACATCCGGGAGGTCATCCGGCGCTGCGTTACGGCGAAGCTGGCGCCCTTCTCGGCCGAGGACATGAAGGGCTACCTGGCTCTGAAATTCAAGCGCGTGGGTGCGGATCTTGAGAAAGTATTCAGCAAGGACGGCCTGGATGCCCTGGCCGACCGGCTGTTGATCAAGGACCGGTACGGCAAGCTGGTGGAGAGCCGCATCTATCCGCTCACCGTGAATAATTACACGGCGCGGGGCATGAACCTGGCCGCGGAGATGGGGGAGGCCAGGGTCAGCGCGGAGGTGGTGGCGGCAATATAAGGATAAAGGTTCAAGGTGCAAGGTGCAAGGTGCAAGGGACAAGGATCAAGGTACAAGGTATGAGCGGCGTTGAGGCCGCGGACGGGGCCGACCGGTGAACAAAGCAAATAACACAACATGCCCCAAATGCGGCTTTACATACGACCCGGGCTGGTACTTGCCAGCGCTGGCGAAGGCCCGGTCCTTTTTCGGGAAGGATTATCAGCGGGTAACCGCGTACCTGGATCTCTTCCGCCGCGCTCCGGGGGCTCAGATGAACTTCTCGAAGCGGCTGCGGCTGCTGCGGGAGGTTTGGAAGATTCTACAGGACGAGGGGTACAGCTATGACGGCAGGAAGCACTCCATAGATCGCCACGCGGCACTTGAGTGCATGGACATGGCGGTGCAGGCACTCTCAAAGCGGCATGCTTATGGGCTGAAAAATCACAATTACTGGAAATCGGTCATGCGGTCAAAGGGCGTGGAGATCATGGCGAATCGGCGGGAAAGGGAATGCAGGGAAAAAGAGGAGCGACTTATACAGAAGGGGCGGTATGGAGAAGAGAAAGCGCCGGCCCATATTCCAGTCCCGGCATTCAAGCCCATCGATGCGGCGCCGGATGAGATGGCGCGCATCCAGGCGGCTGGCAGGGAGATTCTGAATCTTATCCAGGCCGGGAACCGCAGGCCCGAAATCATGGCCCGGGTCTGCCGCAAACACCGGGTCGATCCGCACAAGATTCACCAGTGGGTGGAAGAACAGGAAATGTAGGGACGATTCGGGAATAGCCCTGCCGCGGCGCAGGAGGTGGAGCATGAGTGATATCCAGGAATGCAGCATTAAAGGCTGCATAAAAGCGGCCACGCACATCATGGACCTGGATACGTATTGCGATGAGCATTATAAGAAGGCGCTGGATGAAGCGCCGGATGAGGATATCATCATGGTTATGCCGCATGGGGAGGAGAAAGAGATGAAAAAACAATGCGAGCGTGCCGGCTGTACAAGGCAGGGCACATGCGAGATAGACGGCAGGCGGTTATGTCAATGGCACTATATCGGGGCGCTCAATACCCGTGTTGCAACGGGAAATCAGATCGTGTGCGAATATGATGAATGCAGGCGGCCTGCCAAAAGAGATTTCGCAGGCAGACAGTTATGTGTGTATCACTATATCGCCGCGATCAAAAAACAGCGCGGCGGAAAAAGCAACGGGGGACCGCACCTTGAATCCCCATCCATCGCTCAGCCCGGCACAGCCGGGGACAACGGTTATCATCTGCTCATCACCAGAGTGGCCGAAGACGGCTTTTCGGAGACTACCTTCAGCTCCCGGATATTACAGGAGACGGCCCGGGAGATCATCATAAATATTATGGGGGTGAAACAATGAAGACAAAAGAACCGGCGCGGGATTTTATTCGCAGGAGACTCCGGGAAGTTCTGGCGGAGCACGTGGGCGTGGACAAGGCCATCACCCTGCGGGAGATCATGGGCGAGGTGCTGGAGAGAGAAGTGAGCAAGATAGAGGTCTACGACGGCATCGGCAGGGACGTGCGCGATGAGATATCAAATTTGATCCACCTGGAGGGGCTGCCGGTGATGAGCACCTCCAGCGGCTACTTCCTGGTCAAGGAGAAGGAGGACCTGGAGGCGTGCGCCCGGATGCTGCGGTCGCGGGCGCTGGCCCTGCTGGCCAGGGAGGCCAAGCTTAAGAAGGTGTCCCTGGTGGAAGTGACCGGACAGCTCACCCTGGACCTGGTGCGAACGGAGGAAAAGCGGCGGGAGGAGGACCCGGAGGCGGGAAAGATCCCCGCGCGCTACGATGTGATCACCAAGTTTCTCAGCGATCCACTTGACGCGGATACAAGAAACCTGCTGCAGGCAAACTATGGAGCAATGTTCATGCCCAGGGGGAAGATGGAGCAGATCAAGGGGACGGTGCAGAACTTGATGAGGATGCTTGAATGATGACACCTGAATGATTAATTTTTTATAAGAATACCATCCACTTATCATGATCAGGTGTAACAGATGAAACCCGACATTGACATTTACGACATACCACGGAGGCCTCCCCGCTGCGAATGGCCGCCGCGGCTGCCATCAGCCAAACAGCGGGATTACTACCGGGACCTGGTGCAGCGGGTGGTGAAAAAAATAAAGCCCGGGGATCCAGATGCCTGGCTGCGTGGCTTTTGCCGCCAGGCCATCGGAAAGGACAGGCCCGCGACGGCCCAGGACTATAACAGGGTGATCACCGCGCTGGAGCACAAGGTCGGCCGCAGGGATCGGGTCGGGCTCAAGACGCCGCCCAAGCTGCTGCAGAAGATATGGACCCTGGCGCGGAAAGGGCCAGGGGAGATGATCCTACGGGATATCGTGCGGGAGGTGACCGGGCACCGGACCGATTCCACCCGGCACCTGAGACGGCGAGAAGCGCTGGAGGTTATTAAAAGATTAAGGTGAAAGGAGAAAGGAAAAGGTACAAGGTAAAAGGATCAAGGTAAAAGGTGAAAGAGGATGAGCATGGAGCGCAAGATGATACGGCCCGGGGAGATTGCCAAAGCGCTGGGAGTGAGCAAGCGCACTGTGCACCGCATGCTGGACGACGGCCGGCTGTTGAAGCTCAAGATCTCAGAGCGATGTGTGGGCACCACGCCCCAATCATTGAAGGAGCTCCTGGAGCGGGCCGAATTCCAGGGATTGGAGGAATGAAGGAATAATTATGGAGACCGCAGAGAAAAAAAGCGGCCAGGAGGCCGCTCTTTTTTTTGTGCCGGTCGCCCTATCCTCTCCCGAACGCCGCCGGCATGCGTGGCGATCAGACACGATTTCAGCGTGTCGGGCGACCCTCTTTTCTCCCCCGGGGACCGGCGGCGCCCGGAGGGGTTGGGCAGGATAGGGCTGATAATGAGAATAGCACTTGAGTTTTAAATGTCAAGTGCTAAAATAAAAAAAGCCGGGGACCGCGGTTCGCCACCGCGGGGGCTTTCTCCTGCCCGACACCCCCGGCTTTTTATTTATTCGAGATGCCAGTTGCGGCAATTTTCTTCGACTGAAATCAGAATGTCTTCTTCACATCCTATCTGCCATTCACTGTCGCCCATCGGTGTATTTAAACGCCATACCCATTTTTCGTCGTCAAGACGACAGCCTTCTATAAAATGCTCGTCAGCATGTCCCGTGTGGGGAAGGACAGTTAAATGTGCCCATTGACGGGATTCTGTCTTTTCCATGTCTTCTCCCGCATTTTTGAGCATTTCCCGCGTGATTTTTTCTGCCCTTTCGCTGGTGAAACCTTCAAGCCAGGCAGATTTCCACCGAGCCTCAGCTTCTTCTTTATCGTCAACGACAAATCCGCCTTCCTCACAGATGAAAAGATTTTTATCAACAGGGAATTCTCCCCATTCTCTCGGCCATTCATGCTCTTCGATCTTTGTTAGCGCTGGCCAAGAAGCTTTTGCCATTTCCTCCATTTCTTCTTTATCTATCTCGAAATAGAGGTAAGTAAAATCAAGACTTTCGGCTGCATCGTGGCCACATTGGCGGACCATTTCATCGTAATTGATGCGGGCCGCTTGATCTCTACTAATTGGATAATATCTCATCGTTTTTCTCCTTTCGTTATTTAATTTCAGCCAGGTCGCCATCCCGGCCATACTTGCAAATTATTTTTTCTTTTTAGCCTCTTGCCTCTCTATTTCAGTGAGAAATTCATACTGCTTTCTGATCGGCTCCTGCGCAAGCATTATTTCAGCCAAATAATCGGCTTGCTCTCTTTTTAAACTTTTTGCCGCAGTCGCAAAAGCCAACCATACCTTTGCGTCCATATTTTTGATCTGTACTAATTTTTTCATTTTTACTCCCTCTCATTATCTTGCTTACAGTATATACTGGTAATTACCGTTTGTCAAGTCTTTTTTCACTTTTTTTTTAGAAATGCATTTTTTTCAAAAAAAATTATTTTTTGTTGACAGGAGATGACAGGTGTGCCCACAGCCCTGATTTTAACGGTTAATATAGCAATAACGTTTCATTTTCACCTCCATGTTGCAGGCCCCGGCAGCGGGCCGGGGCCAATTTAATTTTAATCCCGTCCCGTCTGCTACTGCTCGCGAGGGAGATGAAAGGGGTTAAGCGAGATTAACAGTGGCAGACGGGATCACCGGATAAATCAACCCTTGACCTTATCTCTTCGAACAAAACCCGTGCAAATGGGTTAGTGGCCGCCACAGGCCGCCGGGGCGGGAATCCCGTCCCGGCAACGTGGCAGGGAAAATGTACAACAAGCTTTATAAAACTATCATCGCCCAGGCCGCCGACGAGTTCGATATGGACCCGTGCCTTGTCCACGCGATGATCCAGGTGGAATCGGGCTGGAGAGCGGATGTGCAATCTCATTGCGGCGCGGCGGGGCTGATGCAATTGATTCCGGAAACCTTCGTGTCGATGGCGCAGAAGCTGAGGATTGATGCGCCGGACATCTGGAACCCGGCGCATAACGTGCGATGCGGCGCCTACTATCTGCGGCGGCAGTACGACAAGTTCCCCACCCTCAGGAACAAGCCGGAGCGCTGGAAGTTCGCGCTGGCCTGCTACAACTGCGGTCCGGTATACGTACAATTGGCGCTGCGGCTCTCTGAGATACGGCATGGAAATAAATCCGACGTCTGGGACATTACTAAGAAATACTTGCGTCATGATGAATGCGTCGTGAGAGGCAAACGGCCTTATGCGGATCAGGTGATCGCATACGTGGATAAGGTTGTGAAGGCATGGGGGGAAGCCAGGGCGTTGAGAATTTACTCCGGCATTTATGCGCAGCATGGCCATCCTGGTCATAACACGCCATGCCCGTAGTACGGGCGATTCGCGAACAACCCCTACAGGAGGAACTCATGGGAAACTTTATTTTCGTGATGAACATTCTGTTCAAGCTCATTCCGCTGATTCTCAAGGCCATCCCCATAGTCAAGCGGGTGGCCGAGGAGTGGAAGGATCTCAGCGGCGAGGAGAAGATGCAGAAGGCGCTGGAGTTGCTGGGCAATCTGCTGGATATCACCGGCGAGAGCGTGTCCACTGCAGACAAGCGCACGGCCATTGAAATGGCGCACCTGCTGAGCAAGGAGTGATTCATGCCCGTTTTTACCTACGAGAAGATCCGGCAGTTCAAGGCGGTGCTCCTGGCGGTGAAGGATGAACTCAGCAAGGAGCATTTCACCGATTTATGCAAGAGCGAGCAGCGGATCAAGGACCTGTTGGCCGTGCTCTTCATGGAGCTGGCGGACCTGGAGCGGCAGATAAAATCGGGCAATGCGCGCATGGAGCCGGGTGATCCGGTGGAGGACAGCTTTGGCCGCGCCATCAGGTTGTTTGTCGAATCAAAGAAGTTGAAGCTGGAAGGCGACAAGGAAGCCCTCCAGCACTTCCGGGATTGAGGTGGACTCCGGGATCATCAGCCTGGCCGAGCGCGTGGCAGGCTCAAGCACCGCGGCCCTGGTGCTGAGCCTGATGTTTAATATCCTGCTGCTCTATGCGATACGGCGTCTCTATCGAGAAAACCAACTGCTGCACGGCCGGCTGGAGAAGTTTCTGGAGATACTCTTACCCTGGATCAGGAGGGAATCGTGACGTGGATTAAACGCTGGTGGATCAGGAGAAAGTACCGCCGGGCATACCGCGCTTTCATCGATGCCCTGGCCATACAGGCGGCCAAGAACCTGGAGCGTCGCTGTGCCGAAAAGATATGAGCGCGAGGCCATTGAGACGGCGTACGGTCTGTATCTCCAGGGCCTGGACGCGGAGGAGATCGCCCGGCGCATGCGTATCGAGGGGTACCCGACATTTTCGGCGGCCACGCTGACCAGCCGGCAGCCCGACGGGAAGGGCCGCCCTAAGGGATGGATACACCGCTATCAATGGGAGGAGAGCCGGGCGAAGACGCAGGCCGCGCGCATGGACCTGGCGGCCGCGTGCGAGGACCTGGAGGAGCATATCCTCTCCGATTACACCACCATCCGCGAGAAGCTGGTGGAAAAGGTACGGGCAGCCACCCCGGACAGGGAAGACCTGGAATTTTTGTTGCGGGTGGACAACCTGATCCTGGGCATCGAAAAGACGCGCAGGACGCGGGAGTTGGCCCGGGACCGGCTGCGGGAGGTCCGGGATGCGCTGGAGGAGCTGGTGAATTATCTCCAGCAGATCAAGGATCAAGATGCACTGCTGGTCATACAGGAGCACCTGGAGGGATTCACGGATCACGTGCGGCGGAAATACGCCGCATGATTCACTGCAAAGCGCGCAGAGAGCACAGAGGTCTCTGCGATCTCCGCGATCTCTGTGGTGAACTTGTTTTGCCATGACAAAAAAACTGACCATTAAACAATTCAAGGACGACATGACGGGCCTGCGGAAACTCATCGAGGCCTCCACGTCTCCCTTTGCGGACGGCACGCCGGCCGGCAAAAGAAAGCGGCGCAGGGCCGCGCTGGCTGATTTAAAGAAGTTCGGGGAGTTTTATTTTCCGCATTATCTCACCTGCCCGTCTTCCGGGCTGCATCATTACCTTGCCGACAACATTCAGCAGCTCATAGAGGAAGCCATCAAGACCGGCAAGGGCGGCCAGATGGCGGTGGCCGCGCCCCGGGGCTTCGCCAAGTCCACCTGGCTGAGCCTGATAGCGCCTATCTGGTGCGTGGCCGGGAAATTCAGAAATTTCATCGGGCTGTTCTCGGATACCACGAGCCAGGCCAACGATTTCCTGGAGATAGTCAAGCTGGAGCTGGAGAGCAACCAGCGGCTGCAGCAGGACTTTCCGGAGGTCTGTGGAGAGGGTCCCACGTGGCAGGTGGGCAACGTTCTTACCGCAAATGGCGTGCGGATCAAGGCATGGGGTTCGGGCAAGCGCCTGCGCGGCGCCCGGCACGGCCAGCATCGTCCGGACTTGATGATCGTGGATGACCCGGAGAACGACGAAAACGTGATCAGCGCGGAACAGCGGGAAAAGACCCGCAAGTGGTTTTTCCGCGCGCTGCGGCGGGCGGGACAGCCCGACACGGTCACCCTGGCGGCATTCACCATAATCCATCACGACTGTCTGGGAGCCAATTTACTTAAGAATCCGGCATGGAGGGGCCGAAAGTACAGGGCCGTCCTCAGGTGGTCCCAGTCTCCATTGTGGGAAAAATGGGAAGATCTTTTCACAGCACAAACGGCAATCGGGGAAACGCCGGCCGCGGACGCTTTTTTCGAGCGGCACAAAAAACAAATGCTCGAGGGCACCGAGGTGCTCTGGCCCGAGCGGTACACCTATTACGATCTCATGAAGATGCGGATAAGCGACGGCCCGGCGCACTTCGATGCGGAGATGCAGAACGAGCCGCTGGACCCGGAAACCGCTGTGTTCCTGGAGGAGTGGTTCCGGTGGTACGAGGACGACGAGCTGGAGGGGAAGCATCTCGTCAACGTGGCGGCCGTTGACCCGTCGATGGGCAAGCAGAGCCGCAGGTCCGACCCCTCGGCCATCGTGGTGCTGGGTGTGGCCAGGGAGGACGGGAAGTTTTTCTGCTACGTGGTGGACGCGGACATCCGCAAGCGTCATCCGCACAGGATCATCGAGGACGTTTTTATTGCATATCAGCACCACAGGCCGCTGCGTATCCGGGTGGAGGAGACGCAGTTCCAGGAGTTTTTCAAGGACGAGATGATCAGCAAGGGGCAGGAAGTGGGCATGTTCCTGCCCGTGGAAGGCTACAAGCCCCTCACGGACAAGATGCTGCGTATCCAGCGCATGCAGCCGCACGTGAAGAACGGAATACTGAGGTTTTCGCGCAAGCACAGAACGCTGATTCAGCAGATGCTCAATTTCCCGCAGGGGGATCACGATGACGGGCCGGACGCGCTGGAGATGGCCTTTTCACTGGCCGAGGAGATCACCGGCGGCGCGCCGGAATACATGAGTATCCGGCGGAGCCGGTATGCGGGCATGGGCCGCGGGGCCTGGTTGTGAGGTGAAAGGGACAAGGTGAAAGGGGCAAGGTGAAAGGTGAAAGGTGAAAGGGACAAGGTGAAAGGGGCAAGGGACAAGGGACAGGGAGTAAGGTTCAGGGGGCGATGAAATTTTTCAGTCGCATAAAGGCCAGTTTTGCTGGGAAAGAAAAGCCCGAGGCCGGGCGGATCGTGCAGCCCTCCGTCCTGGATCCGCTGGTTGGGGCGTACGGCGGGAGCATGACGCCGGAGACGCTGGCTTCCATACATTATTCGGCTGATCTGGGAGATATCGAGCGGGCCATGCGGCTCTACGCTGACGTGATCGAGAAGGACCTGCACCTGGGCAGCGTGCTGGATACGCGCAAGGCCGCGGTGGTGGGCTGTCCGTGGGAGGTGGTGCCGGGCACGGACGACGGCCAGGGGCACAAGGACGCGGACCTGGTGCGGGAAATCCTCGAAGCCGTCCCGGACTTCAAGGGCGCGCTGCGGTCGCTCCAGGAAGCCGGGCCGTACGGGTTCGCCATGTCGGAGATCATGTGGGCCACCGACGGCAAGTGGCTCTATGTGGAGTCTCTGGACGAGGTCATGCAGCACCGGTTCGTGTTCCGGGATGATGGCTGGAACCTGCTGAAATTCCCCAGGTTGTTGACCGAATCCTATTCGTTCAAAGGCGAAGAGATCCCGGGGGAGAAGTTCCTGTTTCATCGGTTCCAGCCCCGGGGCGGTTACGTGGTGCGCTCGGGCCTCATGCGCGGCCTGGTCTGGTGGTGGATGTTTCAGAATTACAGCATCAAGGACTGGATCAGTTTCATGGAGCGCTTCGGGCAGGGGTTCGTGCTGGGCCGGTACGATTCCGCCTCCTCCCGGGGCGACCGGGAAACGCTGGAGGCGGCCGTTAAGAATATGGCCACCGAGCTTGCGGCCATGATCTCCAAGACCACCGAGATCGAGGTGCACGAATTCAAGGGCACCGCGTCCATCAACATGTTCGAGGATTTCAGTCGCGTGGCCGACAGCCTGAAGAGCAAGCGGGTTCTGGGCCAGACGCTGACCACGCAGGAGGGCGAGAGCGGCTCCTATGCCCTGGGCCAGGTGCAGAACGAGGTTCGGCAGGACATCCTGGAATATGACTGCACCTGCACGATGGAGACCATCCAGCGGGGCCTGGTTGAGCCTCTCGTGGATTTCAACCACGGCCCGCGGGACAAGTATCCAAAGTTCCAGATAAAGTTCCAGCCGCCCGAGGACCTGGAGGCCCTGGCCAAGAGGGACAAGATTTTAATCGTTGACATGGGAATGCCTGTGCCCATGTCGTACATGCGCGACACCTATGGGATCCCGGAGCCGGAGGGCGATGAGCCGGTGCTGGGCGGCATGGCGAAGCCCGACCACTCTCCCCGCAATCGGGGCGAGGGAGCAATAGAATTCCAGGACATCGGCGGCGGAATCGGCGGACTGGACGCGCTGATCCAGAGCCTCACCGCGGAGCTGGGCGAGGAGGTCATCGAGAAGATACTCCATAACGTGGGAAGGCAGATAAAGGCATTCGAGGGAGGACTGTTGGATCTGGTGCAGGGCCGGGTGAAGGGCGAAATAAGCGGCCTGGTGCGCGGGCAGACCACCATCGCGGAGGCCACCGAGAACCTGGAGGCGTTTTTTTCCGGCGACCAGTTCCGGGACCCGGACAGCGGCGAGTACACGATGGACCCGCGGGCGCGGGCGGAGTTGTACGTGCGCAACGAGCTCAAGCAGATATACCAGGACGCGGCGCTGGAGAACGCGAAGCAGGCATACCCGAATGACAAGCTCTATGCGTTTTCCCGGGGTCCCCGGGACTCCAGGACCGCGGACGACAGCCGGGCCATCGAGGCCCTGACCAACTGGGAATTCGGAGGCACGCCCATGCCGGTGGAACAATATTGGGCGCACCCGGTGGTTCAGGCCGCGCATCGGCCCAACGACAGGGGCCGGGACATCATCTGGCCCTTATGGCGGTTTCCGGAGGACGTCCAGCGGATGATCCGGGGAAGATATGGTTGAGAGGTCCAAGATCAAAGGTAAAAGGTTCAAGGGTAAAGATTTGAGAATTATTGGAGGCCAATATGCCGATACCGAAACCTGAGAATGGCGAAACAAAAGAAAAGTTTATCGAGCGCTGCATGGCCGATGCCGCTATGACCGGCGAATATGAGGACCGGGATCAACGTTACGCTGTCTGCATAAAGCAGTGGGAGCAAGCCAACATGGCGGGTTTTGACGAGGAGATCGCTATATTCAGGGCCGGGGAATATCCGCAGGGGACAATCAGCGAGGCGGACCTTGACGATGTGGTGAGGGATTACGACCCGGCGGTTCACGAGGCGCCGGTGGTGGTGGGCCACCCGACACACAATAATCCGGCCTTCGGCTGGGTGGATTGTTTGCGGCGTGAGGGGAAGCTGCTCCTCGCCAGGCTGAAGGATGTGGTACCCGAATTCGCGGATGTAGTTAAGAACGGGCTGTACAAGAAACGCAGCGCGTCTTTTTTACGGCCTCACCAGAGTCCCACCGGGCGCTGGTATTTGAATCATATCGGATTCCTTGGCGCCAAGGCGCCGCAGGTAAAGGGGTTGAAGGATATCGGGTTCGCGGACGCCCGTTACCGGGCGGATATAGATTTCGAAGAGGAGGAAGCGATGGAAACATTAAAAAAGGAGCAAGTCCATAAGATGATCGACGACGCGGTCAACAAAGCCAGGGATGAGACCAGGGCGGAGTTCCAGGATACTATCAATACCCTGAAGAAGGAGAATATAGCTCTGCAGAACAAAGTCAAGAACGCGGAGGAGCGGGCCGCAAAGGTGGCCGCGGACGCGGCCAGGAAGGAGACGGCGGCGTTCTGCGAGGACCTGATCCGGCAGGGCAGGTTAATGCCGGCCATGCGCGATGCCGGGCTGGTGGAGTTCATGATGAGCCTGGATCCCGAGACGACCATCGTCAATTTCGCCGAGATGGGCAAGGACCCCGAGAAACTGGCTCCCCGTTCATGGATGAAGCGATTCCTGGAAAGTTTGCCCCCGCTGGTCAACTTCGGACGCATCATCCCCGGTGACGGGGATGCGGGCACGTACCACGCAGAATTCACCGAAAAGGGCGAAAAAGTGGATCCGGAGCGGGCCGCATTGCACAGGAAAGCACTAAACTACCAGGAGCAGCACCAGGGCGTGAGCTACGAGCAAGCCCTGGCAGCCGTTACAAAAAGGTAGAGTTGAAGGAGGAGTACAATGGCAACAGGAAGCATGAAATATACGCCCCTCATGCAGGAGACGGTGGAAGCCAGCGGGGCGATTTCACAGTATCGTTTCGTGGGACACGATAACGCTCAGATCAATACTGAGGGAAAGAAGGCCCGCGGCGTGGCGCTGTTCGATATCGATGACGGGAAACCGGGCACCCTGGTCACGCGGGGATCTGCGCTTGTGGAAGCATCCGGAGCGATCGCTGCCGGTGCAGCGGTAGGATCGGACGCCAGCGGCAAGGCGAAGACCGCGGCGGATATCCTGGTTGACATCGGTGGAACCGTGCTCCCTGGCGATCTGCTGGTCAACGTGGTCAACGGATACGCCAAGGAAGCGGCCGCGGCCGACGGGGATATCATCGAGGTGGACCTGAGCAGGTAATAACTGCGGATTTCATCAATGAGCAATTTTAAACAGGGAGGGACAGCAGATGGCTGATAGATTAGAAATCATGCGGATCGTGGACCCGGTACTTTCCAACATCGCGCTGGGGTACGGCGATCCGGAGTTCGTGGGCGAGGCACTCTTTCCCATCGTCCCGGTGGCAAAGGAGGCGGGGGAGTTCATAAAATACGGCAAGGAGGCGTTCAGAATTTACAACGCCATCCGCGCCATCCGCGGCAGGTCGGCGCGGATCGATTTTTCCGCCAGCACGGCGCAATATCAAACCCTGGAATATTCCGTTGAGGCAGCCCTGGATGACCGGGAAACAGCCGAGGCAACCCCGCCGCTCAACCCGGAGATGGTGCATACCAAGATCACCATGAAGGCGATACTGAGGGCACGGGAGAAACGTTATGCGACCCTGGCCACCGCGTCGGCCAACTATGCGACGGGAAACAAGGATACGCTGAGCGGCGATGACCAGTGGAGCAACGACAACTCCAATCCCATTCTGGCTATCGAGGATGCGAAAGATGTTGTGGGCGGCAAGATCGGCATCGAGCCGAATACGCTGCTATTGGGGCGCAAGGTATATAAGGCGCTGAAGAATCATCCCAAAATCCTGGAGCGGATCCAATATTCACAGAGGGGCGTGATCACCGTGGAGCTATTGGCGGAGATACTTGATATTCCCCGGATCGTGGCCGCCAGGAGCATGTACGCCAGCGGCAAACCCGGATCCGAGACATTTTCGGACATATGGGGGCGATACGCGGTGCTGGCTTATGTCCCCGCCGCACAGGACGCCGCGAACGGCGTGCCCAGTTACGGCTACACTTTCCGGCGCCAGGGGTACCCGAAGACGTCCCGTTATCGTGACGAGCCGCACAAATCGAACATCATCGAGACGTCCGACAACACGGACGAAAAGATGTGTTCGGACATCGCGGGATTCCTCTGGACCGATGCGGTGGCGGCGTAAAAGCAAGATTCAAGGAGCAAGGAACAAGGGGCAAGGTTCAAGGAGCAAGGGACAAGGGACAAGGAAAAAGAAGCTTACATCTTAGTCTTTTAATCTTTCACCTTTTACCTTTTACCTTGAACCTTTCACTTTTGAACGGAGTGAACGATGGCGTATTGCACAAAGGATGATCTGCCCATTTCGCTGGACCTGGCGCGGGAATTCGTGACTGATACAGGGAGCGAGACCGAGCAGGAGAAGGATGCGCGGATCGCGGAGATCATCGATCGGGCGCAGTCCGAGGTGGACGGGTACGCGGGCGTGCAGTACACCATCCCGCTTGATCCTGTGCCGAAAGTGATCCGGGACGTTACGGCAAGGCTGGCGCATTACCGGCTGGCGATACGCAAGCGCAAGGTGAGTGAGCAGGTGCGGCAGGACTATGATGACGCCATCAGGTTTTTACGCGACGTGGCGGCCGGCAGGGCCACGCTGGGGCCGGAGGACGGCGGGGATCCTGATCCGCCGCGGGAGGACGGCGGGTCGGTGCAGGTGAATGAGCGGATATTCAACCGGGAAAAGATGACGGGATTCTAACCAAAATGATCCGGATCGAAGCAAGGGGGCAAGCCTGGAAATTTGACGCGCGAAAGGTGAAGCCCAACCGCACGCTGATGCGCCAGGTGGGTGAAGCCGTGGAGGAGGAATATAAATACCGGCTGGACCGCGGCAAGGGCGTGGACAATGCGGGCAACGAGATTCCGCTGGAGCCTCTATCATCGCTGACCGTGGACAGGAAAGGCTCCTCCCTTCCGCTGGTGGACACCGCGGGGATGCAGAGCAGTTTCCGCGTGGACGGATCCCGGCTCACCAGCTCCAGGGTGGTGTTGGCCTTCACGCCCGAGCAGGCGCTGAAGGCGGCGGTGCATCAGTTCGGCGCGGTCATCGTCCCGAAGCAGGCGAAGGCGCTGCGGATTCCCACGGGAAAAGGAACAGAAGACGCCATCTTCCGCAAGCGGGCGGAAATCCCGGCCCGGCCGCACGTGGGGATTTCCAGGCGGGACAGGCGGGAGATCCGCAGTATATTTGCGGCATGGATGCGCAAATCATTCCGTTCGTAAGGATTGAGCAATGGCGATCATTGACACGGGAGATTACCTGGCGGAGTTCGGGGAAAACCTGGAGACGTATCTCAGGGACAATCTTGCCGTCATCAGGTTCAAGGGCCGGGACCCGGACGTGAAGCATGATTTTACGCGGGAGGACGACGTCCCGCCGTGCATCAGGATCGCGGTGCCCCGGTGCACCAGAGAGATCGTGGACGGCATCCCTGTTCTGCGGATCCGGGCGCGACTGATTTTCACGGGCCAGGACATCAATGACCAGGCCAAGGAGGTGGAGAGCTGGGGGATCAAGATCGCCAGGCTGGCCTCCGGGGATCGGACGGGGCAGAAAAACTACTGGCAGACCGACGGCTATATGATCCGTGTCTACTACGAGGACGTGGATCTGTTTTTGACGCAGAGGGAGAGCGGCTCCATCGAAGTATCGGGCGCGGTGGAGCTGATCGGCGAAAAGGCAATATAAAAACGAGGTGAAAGGTTCAAGGCGCAAGGTAAGAAGGAGGTTTGACATGAGGAAGCGTATTTCATTGTTCGAGTTTATAGCGGCCACAGTGCTGATTATGATTATTGCGTTCACTGCCTGGCGGCTGATGCCGGAGATGTCGTCCAGGAGCGGGATCATAAGCATCATAGAGTCGCTTGGGGACAGGAAGGCTTATGCCCAGGCCAGGCAGGTACTGAGCCCGCTGACATTCAGCGGAGAGTCAACAGTCATCTTGAGCGGAACGCAGACGGTGGATTCGGATCCCATAGCGGTATGGGGCAGCGAACGGTTTGCACTGGCGACGAATTACTCGACAGGCGGGGCTACTATCGATGTGAACAGCTTCTGGCTGGCGGGAACATCATCACAGGGCACGTTTTACGTTCCCACCGGGATTGCAGCGGCCATTTATGATGCGCATGACGGGGACGGCGATGAATACGTATCTTTTCTGACGGATAAAAAGGTCATCGTGCCGTACATGAAGATCCGCTTCACCGGCGGTGACGCCACGAATCCCGCGATAACCATCAGCGGCAGCTTGGTGCACAAGTAATTTGACGCATGGGCGGTTTACGAATCGACCCTGCGAAAATTCAGAGGAGGATTAAAAAATGAAGTTCACAAAGAAAACCAGGACGGCGTTTCTGGTTACCATGCTCATTATGGCGTTGGGATCGCATGTCGCGGCAGCGCCCACTTACGTACCTGTATCTCCGTCAACCCTGCTGGATATCCAGGGACTGACCGAACAAAGCTCCACACAGAAGCTGCCGATAGGGACCAGGATCGTGGTTGGAGAACGCGTTTTCCGGTATGCGCAGGCTGGAGGGACGCTGGTGGCAGGCAAGGCGTGCATATCTCCGACGGCCGCATCCGATCACATCGACCTGGTGCCCAGCGCGACGGCCAGCACCGGAGAATACAACATATCATTGACCAACGGGGACAGCACGGCCATCACCGCGAACATGTATGACGAGGGATACCTGTTCGGGAATGACGGCACCAATGAGGGCGAGATATACAGAATCGCTTCGCACACCACGTGCGCAACAGGTGCAGTCTGCACCTTTACCCTGAGCGATCCTCTGCTCTCCGACGTGGCGGCGGCCGACACCAATGAATTCGGGCTGATGAAGAACCCCTGGGACGGTGTGACGCACAGCGCCACCGAGGAGCGCTTATTAGCCGGAATATCCCTGATCGATGTTACCAGTGGCTATTATTTTTGGATCCAGACCTGGGGCGTGGCTTTGGTCCTGCGGCATGATACCGCGGCCGACGGCGAGCCTCTGACGCTGGGATCGAACACGGCCGGAGCAATGCAGCAATTCGGCTGGACATCCACCTGGACCACCGCGGCCAACATAGCGGGCAACCAGGCGGTGAGCCATCCCTTTGCCGGGGTGCAGGGCGAGTATCGGCCCGTCTGGCTGATGGTGGCACCATAGCGGAAGTTGTAAATGTCGAACTGGCAGGTAATCCTTGAGCGCACCATCACCGCGGTGGGCGGAACCGGGCAGGCGCTGACACCGGAGCGGTTGAGCGCAATTGCTTTTCTCATTGTGGTGGAAGCGGCCACGGGAACGACACTATTCGACTTCACGGTACAAAACGCATCCGGATTCAATGTGTTTCGCAGGCGCCATAACAAGGGATATTTAAACGAGGGCGGTCTGGAGATACCGTTGCTGGGGCCCATGACACTGCTGATTGAGAACGCCACCGCGGACGAGGAGTTCAATGTTGTCATCTATCACCGACTGGCGGGCCGTTGACACCGTCCTGCTTTTGCTTATAGCAGCGGCCCTGTGGGCCGACATGCTGTGCCGCATCCTGGGCGGCGGGAGATGGCGCATCGCGGGACGGTGGACACGCCAGCGGGTTGTTGCACCGGCCAAGAGGAAGATGAAACATGCCGCAGGACGATTTGGGAAGGGAAGAGGTGGTGATCCACAGTCCGCTTATGATCACGGTGATCAACCGGACGGACGGACTGGTATCGTCTGTGGAGGAGACGGACCCGGCGGGCCGGAAGAGGACGAGCACGATCACCAGGGACGGGGACGGGATGGTTACGCAGATACAGGAGAGCTTTAGCTGATAAGGGTCAAGATTAAAGGATCAAGGTAAAAGGTTAATGGGTATATTCAAAATCATAGAGGGCATGATACAGGCCCGGCTCATGGGCAAGACCAGTGGAGGCTCTCAAGTCCAGGTGCAGGTGGATAATGATGGCGTGCTCCAGGTGAGTTATGCTCCCCATGCATTAGTAGGCGCAAGCCACGAAGCATCGAATCTTACAATAGGTCATTTCCTGCGGGCCACGGCAGCGGCGGCTTTCGCATTTCAGGCGATTCAATCTGAAGATTTGCCAAAACCGATCGATCTCGAGAGAGCGAACACAAGCGACTTAATACTGACGGGAAAGGTTACAGGAGATGCCCACAACAGGATAGAGATGTATGCTGACGGCACGATCAAGCTGGGGCGCGGGACTGAAGAGCCGAGTATGACACTTCAGTACACCAGTGACAAGGCGTGGCAGCTCTCACGCAGCATATTATTCTCAAGGCAGTACTCAAGTGATACTGCTTTTTATGCTAAACGGGACTCTGATACAGAAAAGCGGTGGCGCGTAGATGTCAGCGGCAGGCAGGAGTGGGGCCTGGGCGGAATTAGTGCGAGAGACGCGTTTTTTGAGAGGCTCGCCGCGGGATTGTTGGGCCACACATCAACGAAAATATGGACGCCAGACAGGAAGGGTTTGGCTCACGGCCGTTTTGAGCGGAAGGACGCGGATACGGGGCGGCTGACGGGTCTTGCCGGGACAAGTAAGTTAATCGAAGTCGGCGGTGATTATACCAGTCTGGCATCGGATATAGAAAGGGCGTTGACCGCGGGGAACTATCTGCTCAACGCGGATGGGAGCATCAGCACCAGCAACCCGGCGGCTGATACGAATTATCATGCGTACCTGCTGGGCCCGGGCCACTCCACCAACCCCAACGAGCTGCGCTACAGCGCCACGACTCCGAACAGTGACGGATATTTAGGGGGAAGTGGAGACGCTGCCCACTGCAGGCACGTGGGATGGATCAGGACTGATGCGAGTACTCAGTTTGCTGACGATGGATGCGTACACAGCTTCGTCAATCCGATACCTTATCGTACAACCGTAATTGGAACGGGCACAACTCAAAATATCACGGCATCCGCTGGCGAAGTAGATATCGATTCCCCACAGCCCTATATATTGATTCCTCCGGGCTGGGTTGTCCTTGGTGTGATTTCTACCGACTATTATCACTCGGTTGTGGGCAGCGCATGCCAGTTCAGGGTTTCAATAAATTCGGACCTTGCTCCTGATACAAATAATATGAATTATTTAGTTGCTGGTTATAATCAATCGCTAGTCTTCCACCACACATATAAGGCCGGTTCTCTGGCATGGGGCGCAGTTAAAGGCAGAGCAAAGACTAGTGCAGACACGTTAACCGTCAGAAAGAATAGAACTATAATATCAATACTTATTGTTCCTGGGGGTTAGATTTAATGATTAAGAAATACGGAAAGTGGTTTCATGACGCTGTGATTGCGGAAATAATATCTGTTGATAATAAGTGTATCATCAATACAGATATAGAAACCGAGGAAGTCGCAGAAGGTACATTAATTATTACGAATTATGACATGTCTAACAAACAGGCCATTTTGGAAAAGTTGGCTCTACATGACGCCGACGCCGCTCTGGCCGAATGGAACGCGAAGCAAAACCGCAAGGCCAACGCCGAACCTGCTATCCGCAACATCCCCGGCTGGGCTACGTGGACAGCGCAGGAGGCGGAGGATTATATAGAGGCCGATGTAACAGACCTTGCCAGCGCTAAAAAGGTCATGAAAGCGCAGGCGAAAATGATCTGCTATTTAAGAGACCACGCGGGGATCGTTTAATAATGAATCTTTACGAAATATTAGGACAGGATATAGGCCGCATGGTTGCGGAGAAGAACGCCGCGTATGGTGATAGTTTCAGCCAATCCCACAGGATTCTTGAAGTGCTTTATCCTGACGGGATCCGCGTTGACCAGTTCAAGGACATGCTGGCCATTGTGAGAGTGATTGACAAGCTTTTCCGAATCGCCACAGACAAGGACGCTTTTGGCGAGTCGCCCTGGCGGGATATTGCGGGGTATGGAATATTAGGCGCGGCAAGCATCAATTGTCACCGAATAGATTTCATTCGACAAGGAAGCAAGGGACAAGGAGCAAGGTTAAAGGACAAAGGATAAAGGATCAAGGATGAAGGGACAAGGATCAAGGGACAAGAAGTTTAAATCTTAATCTTTTAACCTTTTACCTTTTACCTTGAACCTTGAACCTTGAACCTTTTGCTTTGAACCTTGAACCTTTCACCTTCTTAAAAAAGGAGGATTAAGTAATGGCAAAAGACGCGAGCGATTCCAAGGTTCTGGTGGAGCTGGGTGCGGTGCTCTATGATTATGAGGCCATGACCGACATAGACCATCAGCATTTTGAGGTTTCCACGGCCGGCAGGATATTCAGCATGGTGGGCGCGCAGAAGCCGCTTATACGGCCGGACGGCGTCCTTACCGGCTTGGAGGTCATTCCGGCGGTTTCCGGCGGGAATGACCAGGTGGACGTGTCCAAGGGGACGGCGTGGATAAACGGCGCGCTGGTGACCCTGGCGGCGGATGAAACAGACGTATCCATAACCAGAGCGACGGATCCAAAGACGCACAGGATCAACAGCATAACGCTTACTAATGCAGAAGCCATCGCCGCCGTCGCAGGCACGGAACACACGGAATTTTCAGAGACCAGGGCGGCTGACGGCGGGCCTCCGTTGATTGCCACAACCAGCATTGAACTGGCGCAGGTCAGGACCGCCAGCTTCACTGCCGCGCCAATTACGGCGGATGAGATTTTCGCTGTACCCAACCAGCACCGGGAGCTGGCCAGCTACCCGGTGGTGACCGTCCATCCGCTGGGGAAGGACGGGATCGGCACCAAGGGAACAGCCCAGGTGGAGTTCTCGGAAGCGCTGCCGCTGATCCACACCGGGTCGGTGGCTAAAACAGTTTACGCGAAGTACTACAATCCGAACTTCGCGCAGATTCCGGAGGCGTCCGAATTCAGGCCGCCGCGGGACAGCGCCACGCAGAGCGAGGACAGCACTTATGACGGCCCAAGGGCGGCCACTAAGTGGGGACGCGGAACAGGATCGTTCAACTGCCTGCATGATGGGAAAGGCTCCTCGATCATCATGCAGGTTAAGGGTACCACTCGAGCGCTCAAGTTCTATCCCGACAAGTATCTTACCGGGTTCTGGCTGATGCAGGGGTCCCTGGCCATCGCGGACGAGTATCCCGTGGGTGCCAACATGCGGGCCACGATCAACCTTGGCGCGGACATGGAGCCCATCTGGGTGGAATGATGAGCATAGAATTTAATTTAGAAAAATTGTATCAGCCGATGCAGCGCCTGGAGGCCGAGGTTGTATGTAATGAACTAAAGGCGCTGTACAAGCCACCTCCCAAAGAGAACATCATCATCAAGGTATGGGCGCTGGATGCAACGGGGCTGATGGCCTCAATCGGCGTCGGCGAGAACAGCATGGCCGAGGCCGTGGTGAAGGCCCTGGAGAGCAAGGAAACGGCGGATGCGGCCAAAATCCTGCGGGATGTGCTGGGCCTGGGCGAGGGCCAGAGCCCGGAGGTCAGGCGCATGATCGAGACCGTGGTGAGGGGCAGCGAACTGGATCACGACCAGGCGGCGAAGATCGCCGCGCATTACCCGATGGTGCTGTACCGGCTCAGCCAGAAGATCAGCGATTTGACGGGCAGGGGGAGCGAGCTTAAAAAAAAATCGTCCAGGCAAGGGTAAGGGCGATGGGAGAGCTGACGAGCATTTACGCCCTCTGCGACCAAAGGGGGCGTTTTGTTTTTGAGGTTGCGCCGCATATTTTTCCTTACGGATATTTGAGTCGAGAGGAGATCTGGGGCTGGGAACAGTACCTGGAGATAAAGGAGCAGAGGAGGAGGGCGCAGCAGTGAGCCAGGTGCGGACATTCAGGCGGAAACGGCAGAAGAAGCTTGAGAAATGGATGAAATCCGCGGACAGCCGGATACGGATGCTGCTGGTGGACATGACCAGGGCGGGGATCGCCGCCGAGGGTTTTGATGTAATAGGGCGAAACATCATCCTCACCGTGCGGTACGATCCGGAGCTGCATACCAGGTGCAAGCATAATGATGATGAGATTCCGGCTGACATGCACCTGCATGAAAAGCAACGGTGGTGGATCATCGGCACGCTATGTAATCTCTTCAAAGCGCGGCTCACGGCAAAGGAATTGCCCTATCTGCACGAGCTTTACCTGGTGATTTTGAATCCGGATGGCGGGGCGCGGGAGGTAATGACGGGGTCCATCGCCAGGATGGTGCAATTCGCCGGGGATCATGCCGATGCGGAGGATTTTGTCAAGCACTGGAGGATGAAGGCTATCGATCAAAGCAAAGAGGGACTGCAAGAGGTATTACGATATGGCCGCGACGGAAGTATTGAAATTAATCATTGAGGGCGTGGATAAGTTTTCCGGTCCCTTGGGCGCGCTGCATAAAGGACTGGGCGCGGCCACTTCGGGGCTGGGGAAGGTTACCAGCGTGGCCAAGGACGCGGTCGGCGGCGTGCTGAAGCTGACGGCCGCGCTCACCGCGGCGGCCGCGGCCATGAGCGTCCTTGCCGTCAAGGCGGCCAGCGAATTTCAGTACAAGATGGCCGAGGTCTCCACCCTGGTGAGCGGTGTGGCGGAGAAGGATCTGCCGGCGGTGAAGGACGCCATCCTCGAGCTGTCAACGGTGATACCCAAGAGCACCAGTGATTTGTCCGGGGCGCTGTATCAGACCATCTCTGCCGGGTATGAGCTGCACGATTCGCTGGAACTGGTGAAGGTGGCCGCGAAAGGGAGCGTGGCCGGGCTTACCGAGACCAAGACGGCGGTTGATGGATTGACCACGGTATTAAGTGCGTATGGTGAAAGCGCGAGCCAGGCCAACAAATATATGGACATCATGTTCCAGACGGTGAAGGAAGGCAAGATCAACTTTGAACAGTTGTCGAGCAATATCGGTACGGTATCATCGATGGCAAAGGCCTCGGGTATCAGCTTTGAAGAGACGAGCGCGGCCGTGGCCGTATTGACCAAAAACACCGGCTTGGTCAGTGAATCATTCACCTACCTGCGGGGGGCGATGGTGGCTGTGGCCAAGCCGACCGATGAGGCCGTGAAGGCAATGGTTAAGTATGGAATAGCCTCGGATGAAAACGCGGCCAGAAATCTCTCCCTCATGGAGATTATAGAACAGGTATCGAAAAAGAAATTGACGCTGAACCAGATCATGGAGATGGTGCCCGAGCAGAGGGCCGCACAGGGCGTTCTCATCCTGGCAAACAATTACAGGGATTTAATAGAGGTTACCGACAGGATGAAAAACAGCCAGGGTGCTATGCTGGAGGCATATGAAAAGATGATGAACACGTTTCACAACAAGCTGAAATTGCTGTGGAACAGCATAAGCAACCTGCGCATTATCGTCGGGGAAGGGTTCGTTTCCGTCCTGACCGAACTGGTCGAGTGGGTGAAAGAGGGAATCGATGCAATCACCCAATGGGTCGATAAAACGCTGAAGTGGCGCGAGCACATGGAGCGCCTGGGGGAAACCCTCGGGAACGTCAAGGCGCAGATACAGGCCGCTTTTCAGTTGGGCGCGGTAAGCGATTTCCAGGAGGTGGTCACCACGACCATCAGGGATTTCTTGAAATGGGCCACGTCTCTCGAGGGAATCAAGTTCGGTCTGAAGGCCATCAACGTGATCATCGGGGGGATCGGAGTTGCGATCTCGGCCGTCCGGGACGGGGTGGCCCTGGTGGGGTGGCTGTTCGAGGGAAACTGGATGATCGCCCTGAGAAAAGTCAAGGCCGCCATTCTCACGGAGATACTGGAGCCGCTGCAGGCGGTGACGGAATCATTCAAGGATACCTGGGTCATCGGAGGAGCTTTTGAGAGCTTAAGCGAAAAGATAAGGAGCACGATGGCGGGCCTGAAGGAGGACGCCGAGGCTGTGTGGGCCACGGAGCCGCCGCGACTGTGGACCGGGGAGGCCTTACAGGCGGTCGGGGCTGTGAGCGACAAGATAGACCAGTTGCGGGAAGTGGAGATAATCCCCAGGGTTGAAACCGGGGAGGCAAAGGCCAAAATCGATGAGCTTAAAAAGGAGATCAAGGACCCGAAGAACTGGACGGCGAAGATACAGACCGATACCGCCTCCATCCAGAAGAGCAAGCAGGAGATAAAAAGCCTGAAGGATCAGCTTGCAAAGGCTACTGACGAGGCGAAGGAATGGAAGCAGCAATTCCAGGAAGTCAAGGATATCACCGATTCCATCAACCGGGGGCTGGGAGAGCTCATCAAGGGCATCGGGGCCAGCGGGAGCATGCTGGAGAAGTGGTTCCTGGAGGACAAGATGGAGCGTCTGGTGAGCAGCCAGGTGCGGCTGATCGATGCGCAGGCCAATCTCCTGGAGGAACGGGCCAGGCTTATGCGGGACCCTGAGAGCAGGAAACGGGAGCACGTGATCAGGGTGATCCAATCGGACATGACCTGGGTGGACGGTTTCATCCGGTTTCTGCTGGACAGGATGAAGATCACTATCGAGGAGGAGGGGTTTGAGTGTCTGTGCAGTGTATAGAGATTCAAGGTTCAAGGTTAAAGGTTCAAGGGTCAAGGGTCAAGGTAAAAGAAGAAAAGATGGTTGTCCACGCTGCGGGTCATGGAACCTGCAGCCATGCCCACGGAGGGCCGGGATCCGCTGCCGGGCATGCGGCCGGTGGCTGACCCCGCAGGATTTTCAGCGCAACGAATAAGGCGTTAAGACAATGGGCACGATTTTTTGCAGGCAACTGAACACGGAATACGGCTACATCGAGGTGGGCGAGCCGGTCCCGGCCGTCTATCCCCTGGAGCGCAGGAGATCACGGAAAAGGCTTGCCGACGGGGGGGTGCAGTTCGTGGACATGGGCCTGTATCCGGCGGACAGCGATCTCACCATTCACTGCGAGTTAGATGGAAATACCAGGGAAAAACTTGAAAACGCTTTTGAGGACAATTCCCGTCAATATGCTTATGCCGGGGTTGCAGGAGTCTTTTTTGTGGGGTTGTTCCGGTTCAAGGCAGAGCTGCGGGACAAGCTAACTGACACATATAATGTGGACATGATCCTGCAGATAGAGAGCAAGGAAACTTAAGATGCAGTACAGCCTCCCGATGGATATCTCACTGCGGAATGAAGCCCTCATCGCCGAGGTCATGGACAAGACCGTCAAATTCCCAGCGGCAAGGGTGGTTATCGCACCCGATTCAGGACAATCGCTCAACCCTGCCCCTTTTGAGAGCTTTGAGTTCACACAGCGCGGTGACGGCTCTCTGGATCATTTCACTGTCCAGCTTGCGCATTCAGCCTGGTGGATTAATAAGGTGGTCAACAGAAAATGGCACGTGAGGTTTTATGCCGCGTTTGCCGGGCAGGAAATGATGCTATTTCAAGGAGTCCCTGTGGAGCGGGTGGAGGCCTGGCCGCCGCCGAGCCCCGCCGCGGAGGTGGGCACATCAACGAAAGGCTGGACAGGGGGAGACGATCCTATCACGCTGCGGGGATACGGGCTTTTTGGGCTGCTGAAACTCATCGATGGAGTTTACACGGATGCTTACGAGCAGCAGATCCAGTATAACGGCTCCCTGATGCACCTCATAAGCTGGTTTCACGAAAAGGCCGGGACATACGCCCTAATGGATGCGCCCGATGACCTGGAGGCTGATGCGGCTTGGAGAGAGGTCGTCGCGGAGGATATCAACTACTCCGATGGAGTGGCTGCCGTCAAGCACATCGCTGAAAACATGTGGCCTGCGGGGAAGATTTACACAGACAGGCATGGGGTTACAAGGTATCTGTCCAGATTAAAGGACCCTCCTGCATCGGAGTTTTATTATTCGGATGTCTTTGATAACACTAATCCTGGGAAGCCCAGGATACACAGCCTGGAGCGCACCTTCGACACATCGGGCGTGATCACAAGGTGCATGGTGATCTATTCGGGCGGTGCCGTGGTCAGGGACGCCAGCAGTGCCGTAAAGGAAAGGTACGGGATCAGAAAGCACACGGCCAATTTACCCTACCTGGAGTCGGAATATGAGGCGAACGTTGCCGCGGACGCAATCATCACCGAATCCCTGCGCTGGAAAGTGCGGCTGGTAGCCACCCTGAATCCATATTTACAAGTGGGCTCAGTCATAAATCTTCACCCGCGCATGGCGGACAGCACCGCACCGAAAAAGGTAGAGGTCATCGAGCGGACGGTGCGCGTTAACAACGATGGTGAAATCACGGAGCACCTATTGTGCAAGGCGCTCGAGGAAGGCCAGTCGTGGGAATAGGAGTCGTCACAAAGGTCCTGGGGGACGGATACTACGAGATCATGGTGGAGGGCGGACACATCAGGAACGCCTGGTGCGTGGACCTCACGCCGTGCGCGGTGGATCAGGTGGTGGCCGTGGCCGATATCGACAACTGGCATCATGACCAAAATATCCTGCCCCCGGTCAACCAGAAGCATGGTTACGGCCGGGATCCCTCGAACATGTGGAAAGGGGCGGAACAACTGCCGCCGGCCACGTGCGTGATGTCCTATCTCAAGTTTGATCTCTGGCAGCGCATATGCCCTACCTTCAGGATCGGGGCGGCCAGGAGCATCAACTACCTGCGGGATGAGATGGATGTGGAGCTGAGGGACAGGACTCTGCACAACGTGCCGGTGGAGTATATGACCTGCAACAGCGTGCCGTTCGATGAAGGAGACCGGGTAGTGGTGGAATTCCAATACGGAACATGGGATCAAGCAAAAGTCATAGGTTTCGAGAGCAACCCGGATCCGTGCGACTTCGCCATTATCAGAGACATGACCTTGAAGTTTGAAACATGGGAGGCAATGGAGCACCCGGGCATATTCAGTACATCTTATTCGACTCTCGGGGATTTATTCAAACTGGATCGCAAGAACAGGGTAACTCGCATCACCGAAGGGGAATACACGCGGAATCATCACATATCACCGTTGGGGGATTGGCTCTGTTTCAACAAATACAACACCGATACGAGCGAATGGGAGATATGGAAGTGCAAGGTTGACGGCACTGCTATCCAGAAAGTGCCCATAACCTTATTATCAGGATATGAGGAGCTGTATGGCGACCGCCTGATGTGGCCGCGCTGGAGCGGGAATGGCGATTATATCACTTTCACGGCTGGTTATCACGATATCTGGTATGTTCACCCAGATGGATCAGATTATGGCCTGGGAATAATCTTAGGGCCGAAAGTAGGGATCTGGTATCAATCTCCGGGGTATTCTCCATCGTGGAACAAACAGACCTATATCCTTCATGTCAATGCCGAGCCACCTGGGCCTCAATATCGTAAGATGGTGTACCAGGACGAGTATGTGATCACGAAATGGTGCAACGGGCGAGATGATTTTCAATGCGACTGTAACCCTATGCAAGCAGATAGGATCGTATGGGGGCGCTTTGCGGTCGGCACCAGTATCCAATATGATGGCGCGATTATGGAGTATGCGCCGGGAAAGCCTGGGGCTGACCCGACAACCGGAATAAGGGTACTCATGGCTCATGACCCTGATACCTGGTATGAGCCGGGGAACGAGGAATGGGCAACGGGTCATTGGGGATGGCCGAGCTACAATACAAGAATCTCTAAAATATTATTCGATGATCGCACGATAGCGGGGCCTGGCGGTATCCTGGTTATGAACCTTGAGAGCTTGCAGTACAATACTCTCCTGGATTGGGGAATACAACCGTGCTACTGGAGATTTACAAATAAATAAGGGGTGAATTATGGGGCTTGACAAAAAAAACATTCGGTTCCGGCTTTCCGGAGGGGCATCGAATACCGATCCCGACGCGAGCTTGGGCGGGGTCATGTCCACGGCCGCCGGCGGGGAGATAAAGACCAAGAACGCCAGCAAGGATACCAATAATATCACAGGCGTGGTGTTGCGGGACGTGAGCGGGGACTGTCCGGACAGCAACGGCGCGGGAAAAGCGCAGTTATCATTTACTGCTGCAGGGATACTCCTCAAGTTTAAAAAACCGGGAGGCACCCTGGGCACGGGCGTGGACATCTCCGGCGATGGCGTCTACATGGTCTATGACAATGATGCCACCATGTTCGCCATCGTGGAGGTGACGGCCTCAAGCTTGCCCGGTACCGACCAGAGCGATGACATAACTGTTGCAGGACCCCTGCATTATCTTTTCGATGCGGTCAAGAAATCGGAGTCCTGGTACGGCGATGAGGAGTTCCGTTGCTTGTTCATCACCAACGACCACGAGGAGGTCTCCAGTACGGTCACATCCAGCGGTAACAATACGCTCACCGATTCCTCTCAATCATGGAGCACAGATGAGCACATGGGCCGCTTTGTTTACATCACCAGCGGTACGGGGATCGGGCAGTTGCGGATGATCTCCGGCAATACGTCCGATACCCTCACCCTGGAGGATAACTGGGACACCAACCCGGGTGTGGGAGCCGGATACAAGATATTCGATAAGTACCTGGATGCGGTGGTTTTCATCGAGACCGAGCAGGAGGGGCAACTCGATTCCGGCACGGCCACGGGCGGGACAGGCAGCACACTTCAGGATACCGCAAAGAACTGGACGGTTGATGGATTCGCCGGGAAGTTCGTGCGGATCACGGCGGGCACGGGCAAGGGCCAGTCCAGAACCATCGTTTCAAACACGGCGGACACGTTGACCGTTGACGTGAACTGGGGAACAAACCCCAGCACGGACAGCCAGTACTCCATCACGGATAACATCCTGGACATCGGGGTAGAGGACTGCGCGATAAGCCAGGAGGAGATCGATCAAGGGGATGGAGGGACGAGCTACAGCGGGACCCTCGCCAACAAGCCCCTGGTGAGCAAGACCCTGGTGATCGAGGATGAGCTGAGCCAGGAGAAGTTCACCGACTACGACGGGGATGGGAACCTCACAGGATCCGCGGGGGGATCAGGGACCATCAATTATACCACCGGGGCCTGGACGCTGACCTACGGGAGTGCCCTCGCCAATGGAACAAAGATCCTGGCCGATTATGTGAAATGGCCGCAATCGATCGCGAATGAAGGAACCCCGCCCACGGGCGTGAGCTTCACCCACCCTGTTTCAGGAGCCACCCTGTCCATCGGTGAGCTGTGCGGATCAGGTTATCCTGTGCAATGGGGCAATAAGGCCGTGTGGCTGCGCTGGAAGACAAAGAAGACCGCGGAGCGGACACCGGCGACCGCCCGGCTGCAGTTTGAGGGGAGAGCGTAATGGCCGACAGCCTCTTTCCCAAAGATGCTGATACTGTGGGCCTGTGGTGGCTCAACGATACGACTCCGTTTGATGACGAGTCCGGGCGGGGGAATCACTTGGACGATTGGTATACGAGCCAGGTATCAGGTAAAATCGGGTATGCCCGCAATTGGGACGAGACTTACAGCGCGTTGAGGAAGACGAGCGGCGTGAACTTGCCCAAGAGTCTCTTTACCACAAATGGCATCACGGTTGAAATCGTTGTCTGGCTTAACAGCCTGAAAACTGTCGATTTCATCCTGAAGACCATCAACGGGGAGTTTGGGTTTAGGCTCCGTGGTTTGAGTGATTACCTCTATTTCTATGTTGATTTTTCTGGCGGGTCCTCCGGCAGGAAAGGCTGGAAAGCAGGAGTGCTCACGGGCAAAACCGGCCAGTGGCTCTATATTGTTGGCATGTCTAATGGTGATGGTTCTGCCATCAAGCTTTATCTCAATGGCTCGGAGATAACAGGGATCACGGAGCAGGATGAAAGCTCCCCGGATTTCGGGAGCGGCGATCAGCTTTTTGTGGGCAACGATATTGGCTATACATACGAGATTGACGGCAAGGTCCAGGAAATCAGAATCAGCAACGTCATGAGGACGGCCGGGGAGATCGCTGATCTCTGGAAAACGCTGAGCACTGATCCCTACCCTGTGCTTTTAAATCTTCAAAGGACGATTCAGCAGGCCACGGCCAGGCCGCGGCTTCTCAATGTCCAGAGAAACATCGAGGAATATCCTGCCAAGGGCCGCAAGCTGAACATCCAGAGGACGATACAGGGGACAACGGCTTACCCGCGACTGGTGAACGTCCAAAGGACGATCCAGGGGGCCAACTCTTTTCCGCGACTCCTGAATGTCCAGAGGAACATTCAGCAGGCGCTGACCGAGGATATTCGCGTCCAGGCCTGGGATGGAACGAATGCTTATGTCCTGTCCTCCCTGCTTTTCAAGCTCATGCTGCCAGGCCAGACCTATACGGATGATGTGTGGCTCTGGAACGATAAGGACGGCGATCTCCAGGAGTCCCAGACCATGATCGAGGTTGAGGTCGGGGTTTTGTGCGGGAATGGGCAGTGGACGGGGCAGAAAAACCATGACGGCCAGGAGGTGATCGATGAGCTGTGGGCCGGAGTAAAATCAAACGGCGTTTTGGGATCGGGTATTGTGGATGATGCGGAGGCGGGCTATACGCCTGTAGGGGGCCTCACCAGGCACCCCATCGGCGATATCCCTTCACAGTGCGCCCGCAAGCTGCATATAAAAATTGAGCCGCCGGTGGGGGCCGATACGATCACAGCGTGGGCCCTGCTGGTGGTCTTCTTTGAGGTAGAATAAAGGAGAGGAGCGAGTCTCGGGCGTTGGTAGCGCCCTCAACCGATACCTGTTGACCCCAGGTATCCCGATAGATCGGCACTCCCCTCGTCGCCCACGCGTGGGCGGGGATAAGTATAGGTGCCGATCATCGAAAGGTCAACAGGTTTTATTATGTCCAAAAAACTGAGATCTCCGATCATATGGTACGGCGGTAAAGGCTTGATGACCGCCAAGCTCTTGAAACTCTTTCCACCGCATAGACATTATGTGGAAATCTTCGGCGGCGGAGCATCGTTATTATTTGCCAAAGAGCCGGCCGGGGGCGTTGAGGTCTATAATGACCTTGATGAGGGTCTTGTGCACTTTTTCAGAACCCTGAGAGATCCTGAAAAGTTCTTAGGTTTTTTCCTTAGAGCAGTTTACACTCCGAATTCCAGGAGCGAGTATAAATATTGCAACGCAACGTGGAACAGTGCGGAAGATCCGATTGAGAGAGCCTATAAATGGTACATAGTGGCCAGAATGTCCTTTGGCGGTCGTTTTGGGCAATCCTGGGGCTTCTCGGTAAATTCGGCAAACAGGGACATGGCTGATACCTGCTCGAGATGGTTATCGATGTTAGACATGCTACCAAGGATCCATGCCCGTTTCATGCGTGTGCAAATAGAATGCAGGGACTGGCGGTTCATCCTTAAAACCTATAATGCGCCTGGAACCCTCATGTACCTTGACCCGCCATACATTCCGGAAACGCGGAAGGAACCATCCGTGTATCGGCATGAAATGAGCGCAAAAGATCATGAAGAACTGGTGGAGACAGTATTAAAAGCCCCTCAGATGATCCTTCTTTCCGGGTATTCTCATAATATATATGAGAGGCTTGAAAATCGTGGGTGGATTCGAGAGGACTTTAAAACAGTCTGTTTCGCAGCAGGAAGGACACGGTATACCGGCATCCAAGGCCCTGGATCAGCCATCAAAAAACAACCCAGGATCGAATGTGCATGGAGAAATTACGATATTAAAACAGGAGACCTTGTTATAAAATCTATATAGTGTCTTTTTAAGAATCGACAAGATAACCATCAACTTTTGACTCATAAAATACTTAAAAAAACCCTCCAAATTCATCCCCTATTGCCTTGTTATTCAAACACTGTTATACTGTCCATAACGTTTCTGGGAAGAGAATTTCTCCCATCTTTTCGGCAAATTTCTCCCATCCGCTAACACATATTCCTGAACAATCGAAGCCCTGTATGGGATCATCCCCGTCCCATATACAGGACTTGCCCAGAAAGCTCCACGAAATCTTTGCCGCTTTACCACGCAGAGACATTTTTTTTCACTCACGACAATTTTTTGCCATTGAACCATTGACCTGAAATAAAAATGTATAAACATTTGGGATGATTTTTAGCAAAAAAGCGAATGGTGAAACTGGCACAATACTTGCATTTACCAAATAGTCTGCGAAATCTCATGAGGAGGTGCTCCAGTTGATTCAAACTCTTGTGTTAATTAAAAATTTTGCAAAAGAAAAAGCCGATACGGCTTTGGCCTATCTCAAGACAGAATTTCCCAAGACAGCAGTTATTCGTAGCCCAATTTCCAGAAACGAGACCCAAGAGTACTTTGTTTTCCATAACATTATTATTATTCATAAAATCCATATCCCGGACGATCTTGCAGGCAGAGAAAGTGATTTGGCCGGTGAACTGCAGCGCCGCTGTCTCGCTGAAGAGATGCGGAAAGCCAGTTCCTGCAACGCCACATACATTATCAGCGATAGCGGAATGCGGGTCGAAATAGTCAGTGGATTAACGCCAAACAAACAGTACAAACGGGCAAACCGTTCTTCTCACCTGATAAGATAA